AGCTGGTACTCCTGGCGCAATCCTCTCAGGCATCTTCTATGATGTTACCTGTGGCAAGCTTGGTATCAAACACAAGCTATATGGCACCGAGTTTAATGGCAAGTTTGAGTATTCAGTCCATAAATGGAAGATGGCGGATAACACAGCCGTTCCTCACCTTATGGAAGAGGCTCTAGAGTGGAAGGCCTCAGCTAATATCTCAAGCCATGACCCCAAGTGGATTCGCGAGTATGAGGGTGAATGGATTGCATCTGACGATGCTCTTGTTTATAAGTACAACTACAAAGATGCTGGAATCAATAATTGGCGTCCTGAGAAAGAGTCTGATAACGATTTTGGACTTCCTTCTGGCCACCAATGGAGGTTTCTCCTTGGAATTGACCTTGGGTTCGAGGATGCAACCGCTTTTGAGGTGGCTGCTTACTCTCCTACTCATAGAATTCTCTATCAAGTCTTCGATTACAAGTCAGGACACATGATTGTTCCTGATATAGCTGCAAAAGTAGAGGAGCTTGAGGGTATATTTGGCGAATTTGAGGCCATCGTTGGCGATTTCGGCGGCCTAGGTAAGATGGTTGGACAAACTTTGTCAACTCAGTACGGAATTAACATCATCGCAGCAGAAAAGAAGGAGAAGTTTGACCATATTGAGCTACTTAACTCCGACTTTTTGTCTGGACTGTGTAAAATAAGAGAAGATTCCTTCCTTCACGATGAACTACAGGTACTTCAGTGGGATTCTACAGGCCTTAAAGAGCATTCTGGCTGTGCTAACCACTGCGCAGATGCCTTCCTTTACCTCTGGAGGTATTCATACCACTTCCTTATGGAGGAACGTAAGACTGAGCCAGAGTATGGCAGCAATGCCTACTGGGACAGCTGGGAGCAAAGCCAATTTGATGCTGCCTGTATGAGAGCTGCTAGAAAGTTCAGCGGCGAGGAAGATTACGACATGGAGTTCAGCGACTACGGCCACTACTCTATAGAGGATGATTATGATTGATACGCTTATAGAACTGATGCGTAACCTTAATATTGAGACGGTTTCCCTAGACAAGGGGGGCAGACTCACAAGCATAAGCTACTTTGACGAACCTATTCCTGTACAAGTAAAGACTGAACCTGTTGAAGACCCGTTTAAGTCTGAAGCTGAGACTTACGATAACCCAAAGGATGACCCTGACCTCTGGCAAGATGGTAGAGGTAGGCCGGTCTTTACTTTGACTAGGATGGAAAATGTACGATAAGGAATATTGGTGGGAGGCCGAGGAAGATAAGATTCACGAGTCTCTCTTTCCCTGCGTTAAGTCAATAGAAGAGTCCCAACGGGACATTCATCAGGCCAACCTTGAGCATGCTAAGTTATATAGCAACAGGTCTCTTTCTTGCATTGACTGGGGCCTGATTAACAGCGAAACAGGTGTAAACAGGCTAAGACCTGTGTCTGAGAACGTTATTCAAAGCGTTTGTGATACCGCTACTTCTCTTATTGCAAAGAATAGACCAAAGGCTACTGTAAGCACTGATGGTGCTATGTTTGAGCATATGAGGCGTGCTAAAGACCTCGATATGTTCCTATTTGCTGAGTTTGAGCGCGTAGAGCTATATGATAAGTGTGTAGAGGCGTTTAGAGACAGTGTAGTCTTTGGAACTGGCGTAGTTAAGGTATTTAATGATGATGGCGAACTTTGCGTCGAGCGAGTTATGCCAGATGAGATTATTGTAGACGAAAGAGAGTGTATCTCAGGCAAACCTCTCTCTGTTCACCATAGAAGACTTGTGGATAGGGAAGCTCTTAAGGGAATGTTCCCTGATAAGGAAGATGAGATAAATGATGCGCAAAAGAACACCTCGTTTGAGTGGGTCTCATATAGAAGCGCACCAAGCGAGCTAGTTATTGTAATCGAGACTCATAGACTTCCTGTTGGCAACTCTCCTGGCATACATGCCATATGTACTGAGAATACCACCCTTCTGTATGAGGAGTGGGACCATAATCGTCTCCCTTATGAGTTCTTGTTCTGGTCTAAGCCTCTTGCTGGCTTCTATGGCCAAGGACTAGCTGAGCAGCTTGCTGGTATCCAGCTGCGTATCCATAAGATTAACAAGTTCATTGATAGGGCTCAGGACCTCTTCTCTCAGCCTAGGTTCCTGGTTCCTCATGGCTCCAGAATTAGGCCTGAGCAGATTACCAATCAGCCAGGCTCTATTGTATATTATAGCGGTCTACAGAAGCCTGAGGTATGGGTAGGACAGGCTGTAGGAGCTGAGATATTTAACAGGCTAGACTCTCTTAAGCGTTCTGCATTTGAGATGGCTGGTATTTCTCAGCTAACTGCGCAGAGTAAGAAACCTGCTGGCCTTGATTCAGGTGCAGCTCTTAGAGAATACAACGATATTGAAACTGAGCGCTTTGCTATCCAGGCCCAGAACTACGAGACTCTTATCCTGCGTATCGCAGGCCTTATGGTTATTACCGCAAAGGATATATATAACGGAGGTGAGTCGGAGCTTAAGACTACATGGAAGAGTAAGAATCTTGCTAAGACTATTAAATGGTCAGATGTAGACATGGATGAGGACAGGTTCGTGCTACGTATTGAGCCTTCTTCAATTCTCAGTAAGACTCCAGCCGGCAGGAAGCAGGACGTTGCAGACCTTATGAGTTTTGGATTTCTCGAGAAGGACGAAGCCCTTGCGTTGCTTGGTCATCCAGATATGCGGATTATGAGGATGCGGAGAGAACTGTAGAAGAACTTATGGAGGATGACTGGTCAGTTCCAGAGACCTTCCAGAACCTTCAGCTTGTCTTTAAGTACGTCCAGAACACCTATCTAAAGATTAGAAAGATTGCGCCAGAGAATATTAAGCAGAATTTTAGAGACTGGATGGAGGTAGCTGATGGTATACTTAACCCTGACCCTGTACCAGGAATAGGCCCAGTACCAGGTGAAAATATAGAAAGTCCTGAGGAAGCTATGGCTATGGCTCAGGCCACAGGACAATTACCCCCAGGACAAGTAATGCCTGGAATGTAAGGATAGATATATATGTCGATGGATGCTATTGCAGCAGCGGTTGCTGCCGCAGAGAAGGTTCAGGCCGAAGTTGAGGAATCTACAGAAGAAGTAGACCAGAATGAAGAGTCAGACGTTGTAGAGGAAGAGTCAGATGAAGAAGGTACAGAAGAATCCGACACAGAAGACGAAGACTCAGAAGAAGACGATACAGAAGTTGAGCTTAAGGGTTCACCACAACTTAAGGCCATCGAAAAGCGAGAGAAGCGGCTCAAGGAACAAGAAGTAAAACTAAAGGAGCTATATAAGGCAGAGTCAGATAGGGTTGAAGAACTTAAGAAAGAAGTGCTTCCTTACCTAGATGACGTTAAGAAGTTCCAGGAGCTGAAGAAGTCTGTAAACCTTAATCCAGTAGAAGTGCTAAAGTCACTAGGAGTGACCAATCTAAAAGGAGTTGCTGAATATATTTGGGTTGAGCTTATGGGCGATAAGGCCCCGCCTGAATGGAAGGCCAAAGCTAAAGAGTTAGAGATTCAGAGACAGATTGACCACCTGGCAAGCAAACAAGACGTTAAAAAGGAAGAACCCGATAATGGGAACGCCGAACTTGATGCCTACGTAGATAACCTGTCTTCATACCTAGAGGAAGTTAATGATGCTCCGTTTGTTAAGGAGTTGTACGAGGAAGACTCTGAACGTGCGCTAGAAACTCTATATCAGGCTGCAGATGCACTATATAGACAGAACCCGCACCTAGGAATTCCTACCGCTGAGGACGCTGCTAAGTATCTTGAAGATTACCTAGCGGCAGAGCATGAAAAGGCAGCTGCAAGATACAATAAGCTCAAAGGCAAGAGCGAGTCTAAGACCAAAACCATTAGCACGAAGAAGGCGCAGGTTCGGAAGTCTAAGACGAAAAACAAACCACTAACCGAAGACGAGCGTATTGCTAACGCCATTATGGCAGCACAAGATACGCTAGCTTAAAAGGATATAAAGAATGTCTGTTAATCTTACCACTATGGCAGCAATCATGAAGAACCTGTATGAGGGTAACACTGTTACCGACACAGCTCTTCAGGATAAGCCGCTGCTAAAATGGATGGACCGTAAGGATGGCTTCGTAGGTGATGTACTACCTGTACCGATTACCATTGCTCACGGCGCTGGTCGTTCAACTGACTTTGCTACTGCTAAGGCTCAGGCTGCGGCTGGTAAGCACTACAAGTGGCTGCTCACCCGTACCAAGGACTACTCGTTCATCACTGTAGATGCCGAGACTATGAAGGCTTCCAAGAATAACCTTGGTGCTTTCGTAGAAGCCCGCAAGTATGAGGTTGACGGCATGCTTGATGAAATGGGTCGCTCTGCTGCTATTGCTCTATACGGTGATGGCTATGGTGTCCTGGGTGAGCAGGGTAGCCGCTCAAGTGAAGTAATTACTCTTGCTAATGCTGGTGAGGCTCGTAAGTTCTATAAGGGTATGGCCATTGGCGTACTTGAGAACGACAAGTCAGCGTTCCGTACTATCACTGGTACTGTAAAGATTGATTCTGTAGATGCTGATGCTAATACCATCACTCTAGAGACTGGTGGCGCGGCTGCTATTGCGTCACTGTCTGACACCGACCTATTTGTACAGCTTGGTGACCCCGGCCTTACCGGTACTCCTGCTGCTAACAAAATCATGGGTCTTGAGGGCTGGCTTCCTCTTACCGCTCCTGGTGGTTCTGATTCACACTTCGGTGTTAATCGCTCACTAGATGTCACCCGTCTTGCTGGCCATAGGCTAGATAATACTGGTGGTACTATCGAAGAGAATATGCTTCGCCTCTGCGAAACTATCTCAAGCGATAGTGGTAAGCCTGATGCTTGTTTCCTTAGCCATGAGAATTTCTC